AAGCTGAAATCTCCGCCTTTTGGATCGAAACGAAGAACGTATTTCTGCCCAGTCCACCAATCAGTGCGCGGCACATCAATGCCAGTAAAGAAAATGATATCCACTGATCTATTTTCAGCGTTAATCGTCGTCAACTCTTGTCCCCACAGGAATTCTTTACCCTGCAAAGCTTCTCTACTCGGTTTGTTTGGCATTGTCCTTATCTCCTTGCGCCGGATCCGGCGTCTGCTGATCTTCTTGCGGTTGCGTAGGAGCAGCGTTCTGCGCAAAGGTCACTCCAGCGGCATCCAGCAATGGTTTGTATTTCGTTATTTCGGATATCTGCTCATCGGGATCATTGCCCTGTTCGCTGATGAGCTGCGGATAGCTTTTTTTTCCTATTTGAAGTTCTAATCGATCGGCTTTAGCTTCAGCTTCGCGGTCAAGCAGGTCAAATGGAGGCGGATCCCATTTCACGGCATAATTCGCCTCGGGGATTACGCCCATCGCATAGAGTTTGTTAATGAAAAGCTCCCAAATAGGATCTAGCACTTGAGGAATAAGCCAATTCCATCGATATTCTTCGATTGCATCACGAAATGCGAGCAATCCGCCGCGATAGCTGGAGTAATTTACGGCTTCCAGGTTGTCGTCGAGGATTTCAAGCCCTGCCGCCACCTCTCTGAGTTCGGTCTTTTTATAGGCGCTGTAATCAGCCGTTGATGTCGGTTGATTGAACGCCACCTCCACGCCCGGAGCTCCATAAATCATCATTCCTGGATGGAATTCTTCGACTTTTAGGCCGCTTCCGTCGGTAGCAAGCGTTGCCTCGCCAAGCGTCGGACCTCCAGCGCCCTCTGGTTGCGTTACCGAACCAACCATGCAGGCTTCTATTTTCCCACGCATCAATTTCGCGTCGGCGTACTCATCAATTTCGCGTAATTTGGGAATGACCGCCGCGAAACGGGTTACTGCTCGCACATCTCCGGGTCTATCAATCTCAGCATGATGCAAAATGTATTGAGCGGGAATGAACTTGGATGCCGCTATCCCTCGAATGCTGGTTGTGATTACCTCGCCGGGATGATTTCCGAATAGCCAATAGCCAGTAATGCGGCCGATGGAATCAAACTGAACGCCCTGAATTATGTAACCGTTCGTGAGGGTCTGCGTTTTGCTGTCGTCAATGTAATCGGCTTCGAGCACCTGCAGTTGCAACGGCACCACGAGTCCGTCAGATGTGGGCCTGTCCCATGTCCTGATTAGTACTTCGCCGGATTCATAGCAGCTCGAAACAATCAACTTTTCTAACGCATAAATATTTAGCCTTTGGTCCGAACAGCACTGCGCGCCCCATGGGTTCCAATATCCCATGATGGTATCGTTGAGTCTCTTGTTGCCGGTATCGGGCCTTGGCTTGATTCCATATCCAACAACGCGCTTCGCCCATTCGCGCTTCGCCTTGCGAGCGTAGGCATTGTTGCGGCATAGATCGCGGGCATTTGCTGCAAGCTTGCTCCGCGCTACTCCAATTTCGGAATTTCCGGAACTGCCAGTCGTGTACCATCCGCCCTGCCTGCGAGTCGGGCGCACGCCCTCATATGCGAGAACGGCTTCCGTCATTTTCCGAGCCAAGACACGCTTCCGCCCCGCCTCGGGATTAATCCAGGCGATTGCCTTATCCAGGATGTTTTGCATTAGTCCTTCGTGAAACTCGCGTAAGTGCAACGGGTGGAAGTTGCGATAGTCGAATCCGTGACGGATTTAATTAAATCCCGCGCCTTCATCAGTTCGCCAATAGAGCGATAGGTGACTTCTTTGCCATCGGCATAGCGGACGGTAAGCTCTCCGCTGGCTATCGCGCTTTCGATTGCCGTCAAATCTGAAGTTGTGAATGCCATTATCGATTAAACCAATTCGAATTACGATTTCCGAAATATCCGGGCTGCCTGATCTGAGAAATGGGCAATCCCGGCGATGGTTGCTGCGCCTGTTGCGACTGAGCTTGCGGTTGCTGTTCGATCTTTGCCGGTCGATTCATTCTCAATTGTCCTTCCAAAAGCAGAAAATGCTTTTCCTGCATTTGATCAAGGCCATATTCCCAAGCAGCCGCCCGAGCATAAATAGAGCAATCAAGAGCTTCATTACGCGGCCTGGTCTGCTGCCATTCCTGCTTTGTCCGCCCACTCTTTCGGTTGTAGCGCGTGACAAGTTGTTCAGCGCAAAGCTGCTTAAAATGCTCATCGCCGTAATTCCCTCCGATTGGGAAATGACAGTAGCCTGGTGGAAACGCAAAGCCCTGCGTCCGCTCTTCGTCTGTTGGAGGCCGCAATTTTAGCGCCGCATAAAATCCCGCCTTGAAATGCGCGGTATTGATCATCCGGATCTTGATACCGGCTTTGATCTTCTTCCCTCCCTGCGTCAATTCCACGGGAGAAGGCGGCCCCACAGGAAGAATCCCCTTGTCTGATCCCTTGATCGCCTGCACTTGAGGGTAGGGCTGCGTCCTGCACCAGTTGTAGACCTCTTGCGTTTGATCGCCGCTGTCTACGAACATGCGAACTATCGGAAGTTCCGCGCCCGTCTCGGTCGTGTATGTCGATGACCGCAAGGCTTCCAATTGTTTCCAGACTTCCGACTCGGAGGCCTTCCCCTGCAAAATCTGGTAATCCACTGACCATGATTCCCGATTGCGACCCCAGGCCTTTACCTCTACCTCTAAGCGATCCCGCTGCACGTCGACCCCAGCAGTCAGGAATAGCCCGCCCTTTGGAACTGTGCCCGGAAGATAATCTTCCCGCTTTAGTAGCAACTGCTCCCATTCGGGCGCCTCTCCCTTTTCGACCCAGTTTTCGGCAAGCGACGTGTTTATGAACGCCCGCAGCTCCTCCGGTTTGTCCTTCTGGTTGAGATAATCCAAGACGATCCGTGATAGTTGCTTCCATGGGCTGTAAAGTTCGCTGATCCAAAAACCCGCTACACCGTTAAACTTTCCCTGTGCTCGCCATTCCCCGCGCTCTACTGCCTGGCACCTGGCCGCATCGTCCCAAGGCGCATCACAATTCTCACAGTAATACCGCGCTGATGCCGCCTGCTCTTCCCGCGTCGGCAGCCGTGAATCCCATTGGACCTGCTTCAAGAATTTCAGCATCATGCTTTGCATGTGGCCGCACTGTGGGCATGGGATATAGAATTCGCGCTGATCTGAACCCTGATACGCTCGGTCGATTTCCGAATTCTCCACCGTCGGAGAGCACGTTATAATTTCCTTCGCGCGATGCCGGAAGGTCGCAAGGCGTTTGCGGGCCAGTGCGATTGGATTGCCTTCTGACGTTGATACGTACTTGTCTACTTCGTCGCAAAATAGAAACCTGATCGCGCGCCTGGCTAAATTCGGAGCCGATCCGGCGGAAGTGATTGCCAGCATGCCGCCCCGAAACATCTTCTGGTCTATCGTGTTGTCTGAAATCCGGCTCTTCGATTCCGTGAATATTTCTTTCAGAACTGAAGTATCGCGAATCATCGGAGCGATGCGCTCTTTCGAGAACGCCTTCACGTCTGCGTCGCGCGGCTGCAGCACGAGGATCGGGCCGGGATCCTGGTGCGCGAAGTAGCCAATCCCGTTTAAGATCGCTTCGGTTTTTATGAGCTGGGTGCAGCTTTTTATAACCGTCCGTGAGATTTTCGGATCCGAAATAGAATCCAGAATCTCCACCTGAAATGGATGCGTTTTCCACTGTCCCGGCTCTGATGACGATTCCGCGCTTAGTTTCCGATATTGATCCGCCCATTGCGATACAGTTAGGTCCGGAGGTGGAGCAAATAATCTTAAAGCCTTCTGCGCCCCCTCTAATGGCGTTGTCATGCCGCATGAAGCTTGTGCTCAGAAAGAGATTGCAACGCTTCCCTGATTTCTTTGTCTATGATCACCTGGCATTCCGCTGGGTCATTGGTAGCGGCTACCTTGTGCGCGAGTTTAGCTGGAGTAAGCAACAGGTGTGACCGCGTTGCCGTTACGAGAGAATCAAAGGCAGCTTGCTCCGCTTCTGATTCCCATAACTCGCCGCGGCGAACGGTATTCTCCAGCCTGAGCGATTCCCGCCGCTCCATCAGTAAAAGTTTTTCGATATGAATTTTGTCGATTCCGATGATAAGTTCGGGATCGATTTTGATTCCAAGCGCCTTACTGATTTGCTGGATTTTCGCGGCCTTCTCTTTTTCCTTTGGGTCTATCGGCGCTATGGGCGCCCTGGTTGCAATAGGCGCTGCAACTTTACCTTTACCGCTTAAATTCCTGTACCATTCGGTGGATCGAATAGCATCAACGTCGATGGAATGGTCTGGTAGATCTTGGACAAGTCCGGCCTTGATTGCTTTGGCTAAAGTCTGCCGGATAACGCCAAGATCTTTAGCCGCTTGATTTACCGATGCCCCTTGCAACTTGATATTAAATTTCATATCTGCGTTAAATGTGCCATAACTATACCCTCGGGCTTTTTTGGCCAGGAAGGACCCAAGCCCACCCCCCATGCCACCCTGCCCCTAGGTTGCACCCCGACTCGCGTATACGCCTCACAGAGCCACTAAAAACCTTACACCCCTTAATGGATGACTTGCTGTTGATGCCCACAGAGAAGCGCTGCTCGATGAGTCTGATGGATTGGATTTGAGCGCTGCTGCTCATGATCTTACTTCTCCCGGCTGATGCATCTTTAGCGCGCCATCGCCGCCATTCCAAAAGTATTTAGATCGCGGAACGAACTTCTCTTGATGGCGATCATGAAAGCGCAGTCTTTCGCCCTGCATTTCGGCAATGCCAAGGCTTATAAAATGCTCAGGTTTGCGCGTAAACCGCATCCCACCCGGGAGCGGGTTGATTATTTCGACCGCATGTTTTGACAATGGGGTATCCAATCGCCTTATAGGAACCGGCATTTGATCTGGCTGCCGATAAGCCAAGGGAAGAACTCAATGTAAAGATAGTTTGAAATGGAAATGGATCTTGAGTCAATGCAAATTGGGATGTTTTGCTAAGATGCTGTGAATAGAGTGAATATAGCGAAAGGATTAGGACTAGGACTATGGCTAGAAAGTGCATGGCTTACAGCCGTTGTTGCCCATGCAGTATCGGCAATATTCTTTCTTTGGGATTCGTAAACACTTGCCAATCTTGACCGATTTTATTTCACCGCTTTGAATCAGTAGGTACACAAATCTTGTCGATAAACGGAACCTATCGGCAAACTCATCGGGTCTGTAGAAATGACGAGTTTCCTGCATCATGTCTCCGGATAACAGGCATTAGCCTGAATTAAACCCGCACCACCGTGCAAATATCGTCAATCCTGCGCACCATTGCAGGAGTCAGCTTTTTCTGCAGTTCCACTAAATCACAATTGCTCGTCATGGTGAGTGAGTGCGCGCCGCGGTAGATCGTATCGATCAGGTTAAACAGCGCCTCTTCCTTGAAATCCGTCGGCTTCAGCTTGTCGCAATCATCCCAGAAAACATGGATCTGACATGATGAGCTGAGCGCGTTCAAAAGAGCGGATCCTTTATCCCGGTCTATTTCCGCCTGCATGAGTTCGTCGAGGATCTCTTTCGTTGTGCGCACCAGGCACCGGCGGCCAGTTGTTATCAGCGCCCGATACTGCGCGTACAACAGATGCGTTTTCCCGCGCGAATAGTCGCCATGCAGGTAATACGATCCCGCCGGCCGACTCTGCATCACAGCTTTCGCCTGCGCCTGAGTCGCATCGACGGGGTTGTAGTTTTCAAACTCCGAATACAAAAACCGTTTCGGGATTGTGCGCATTAGAAGCTTCTGAATTGCGCACTCGCAGCGCCTTGCGTACCCGTCGACGATATAAAAACCCTCATCGCTACACTTCTGGCAGGCCACGCTGTTTTGGAACATATCCGGCGGCCTGAATACCTTTTTGAGCGCTGGATACAGACTTCTCTTGGCTAGCTCCATTAGAAAAACCTCCCTTGTCCATAAATGGTTCTTCCCAGTTTTCAGCATTGAATCTGTCGAGGTTGTATCCGTTTTTACGGGTTAAAAACTCGCCAAGAGTCCATGCGTAAAGGTCTCTGTAGCGGCCTTCTACGTTGGCTCGTACTTGCGAGTACCGCTCGATTGCCCTGCAGACTTCTTCTGGGGAATACTTGCGAAGAGTCGAAACTATCGCCTTCTCCTGCCCATTGAGGCTTCTGTGGTGCATCGTCGCGGATTGCGAATTCCAAAATTTAAGGATTTCGATAGATTCTTGCATGCTCCTTTTCGGCTTTTGCGAAAAGGAGAGTATTTCTGCCTCTGTATTCTTCTCTGTATTATCTGCTCTACTCTGGCTAGCATCTTGCAAGCAACTTGCTAGCATCGTGCTAGCATCACAGTCAATTGGAATAATAAACTCTGAATCTATAAGGCTTTGCCAATTTGGCTTGGTCGTCAAAGCCAGTTCTTTTTCAATCCAATCAGGATCGAAAGGGATTTTATTGTCAGACTGACTTGCCAGCAGAAAACAACCCACTACCAGCCACTTTGTCTGATCGTCGAGCCGGAAAAAACGCCGGTCGTGTAGCAGTTTATAATAAAGCCTGATCCATGGAGGATTCCTATGCTTGTAATGCTGGAATTCCTCGAAGTTTCTGACCTTAAAATAGAGCATGAGCTATTCCTGCTTGAGCGATTTAGTATTCGAAATTATCCCCGCCAAGTGCCCGGAGAGATTATTTTTAAAAGATGCTTCCCTATAAACTCACAATAAGCCGGCGGAATTGCTTGACTCAATTCCTCGCCTGACATCCAGTCGATGCCCATTGCCGTCTTGCGATCTTCAACGGAAAACTGCCGAGTGCCATCCCTTCTACTCGATCCACCCGAATGCCCAGTTACCGTGATAACGCGCCTTCTATCGCGCCCGTGGCCGCCATAAACGCCAATACATCGAGGCCTCGATCTGTGATTGCAGGGTCCGGGCTTGGGGATAAGGTCCGAAGTCTCAAATATGCGATGGCGCCATAGTTCAGCGTCACCAACCCCAAGGCCAAACATAGTCCCGCACAGCGTAAGAGCGTCGAATAACGGCGCGCCAACCACGTTTTCAATCACCCACGGGCGCCCGGTTGCCTTCAACTTCTCCCGCATGGGAGTTAGTAGGTCTTTGTGATTCCGTGAGTTCCACATTGCATTCAGGTCTGAAAACGCCTGACACGGCGGGCTTGCATGGATCGCGGCGAACTCATGACCATGATCGCGGAGATAGTCGAAGGCGTCGGCCTGGTGAAATTCGAAGGGATAGTGCGGCTGCTTCCGATTATCGACTCCCACCACTTCGAACCCGGCGCGATGGTAGCCCATTGAGCAGCCACCGGCGCCCGAGAATAGATCCAGCAATCGCGGCTTGTGGACAATGTCTACATTTGGAATTGACATTACTATTGCCCTGATTTCTGAGTGCCCGTTTTGTGCCCTTTGAAGGTAAAGATAAAGCGCAGTTCTACTTATGCGGAAGTTCGCGAAAACCCGCTAAATAGACCGTTACAAAGTTTTTATGGGAAATTGTAATAAATTGCAGAAGGCTGAAATGGGATTCGAAGTCCGACGCTCTATCCAACTGAGCTACGGGTGCACTCCATACAGAGTGGATTTTACAATAGATTCCGAAAAATCCGTGGTGTTTTTTGCTGAGAAGATTGGGGTGAGCGACGGGGATCGAACCCGCGACCACTGGAGCCACAATCCAGGGCTCTACCAGCTGAGCTACGCTCACCACACCCCCAAAATCAGGTCGCAATAATAGCATGTTACTCGGAGCTACGCCAATATTTGTATGGCGGCTCAAATCTATCGCGCTCATTGAACCCATCAGCCGATATGTCGTCCCTATCCGTTTCCAAATCGAGCGGCTTAAATCGTGAATCGTAATTGAAAATCGACGATCTTTATACACTGGAAAACGTGCGCAATGTGTCCAAATAATATTCGGGCAAACCGATATCGTATCGCTGCCCATCCATAATCAAGCCCAAAAAGCCTTCTTCTTTCCTTAATCGATCGAGAGCAGAGGTCAATTGGAATTCACCCCGCTCCCGCACATTGTTTGTAATGTGTTCCTCAAGGAACTCAAATAGCTTTGGTTGGAGAATATATTGGCCAAAGACCGTTAGGTATTCATCATTGGGTAGACCGGGCACGCGCAGGTTGTTTCGCGCATAATCGATGGTTGGTTTTTCTGCAAATTCCGTGACGTTCAGCAAGCGATTAGGTTCCATCCATGTTCCGGACGCCGTACCGAAATTCGCCAGCTGACTCTCCGGAGTGCAGCGCAAACCCAGAATGCTAATCCTATGT